CGCAAAATCCAAATCATATGCCGATGTCATATTGTAAGCGTTACTACTTGTCTTTTGTGACACCCTAGAGATTTTATTTGGAGTTATTGAACTATATTCAAATTGTTTATCTTCTCTAAACACATTTTTTTCAAAACCAATTTTAGTAACAATAAGGTCATCTAAATTAGTAATCACTTTATGCTCTCTAACATAATATTTTGATTTAGTTTCCGTTAAATTATCAGGGTTAATCACTCTCTTAAAAGTACCCATAACATTATCTGCAAATGTATTACCTGTGTATCCAATGTTTAAAACATTAAACACATATTCATCACTATCCACTAACCCATTACCTAATGAGTAAACTTGAAATATGTTCGAATTTCTATAAGTTAAAGACAATTCAACATATTCATTTGGAGTTAATCCATGAGACCCAATACATTTAAAGGATATTAAACCATTACCATTAATTTCAATATTTTCAATAATAAATGGAATTCCCTCTTCCGCTAACCAATTCATATCTCCATTAGGTATATCGGAATAATACGCCAAATTCTTTTTATAGTTATTAGCGTGAGGATATGTTAAATAGTACATCCAATTATATGTGTAAGCACTTTTTGACTTATAAGGGAAATGTTGGTTATCAACAATTGGTCTAAAAAAATCAAACTCATAATACTGAGGAAATCCTTTCCACGTACCACTGACAAATGATTGTTCAGCATTCACATAATATAAATTATATTGAAATGGTAAAAATGTTGTTGTTCCCGTGTATGTGTTATCATACAAATACCTAACCTTAAAAGTTGGTCTAAAAACAGTACAACCCTGTCTCTCATCATCATAAACTTGAGCAAGACTTATAGTGGCACTCCTATCGTATTCCGTTATCTCATGACTTGTTTGGTCTAAAGATATTGAAACCTTTTCATCTACAGAAGGAGCACCTTTATATTTAAGGTTACTTGGTATTATTGTGTAATTATTCATCTATCGAATATAGTTCTTTAAATTTATCTAATGCCGTCTCACCTTTAATCAAACCAAAATAGAAATGATTTGGAGCACCAACTAAAAATTTAGTAGTTGGGTTAGACCAATTACCCGCAGTAGCCACATAAGTAAAATTATTAACCGTAGTTGCATTACCATTAAATAAATATCCACGAGCAAATTGGTCACTAATACTATAAATTGACGGTATCATATAACTTGGTGTAATAATTGCCCTTCTATCAAGAGACTGATATCGTCTTGAAAAAATATCGTTTGTGTTTGTTGCCCAATTATTCCCTTGTTCCCCAAAAACTCCTGCGGTTGCCGTAGATTTGATGTTCCACTGATAATAAGGTACTTCTTGGGATTTAATCCCATAAGGATATGTAATAGCATTTGCATTATTTGATGGTCTAAAATCTATCACCCCGGGAGTTAAATAATCTTTATTTTGTATATCTTGAGTTGTTGACGAAAAAAACACCGCCATTGTCGGTTTTGATAAATCACCAAGTATTTGTACCGGGTCATCAACAGCTCCTGTTACACTATAAAATTGAGGTGAAAATGGTATCACCCCATATTCAGAATTAATAGACATTGATTGTGCTAAATCCGCATCAATTCTTCTTGAACTACCGTCTCTACTAAATAATTGTTGTAATGCGTTATCCCCAAAAGCAAAAATTTGACGTAAAAATCCTTCATCAGTGATTCTCGAAATCACAAATAAATTAACTAAATCTGAAGTATCCGAATAACTTGTCGGTACAAGACTTTTCATAATATATCCTTTAGCAGATGGGTCAAAAATTATTTCTTTATAAAAATCATCTTTAATCCCTAAATTAATAATTGTTGTAGGGAATAATAAATTTCTTCTGTTTACCGGAGCACTTAATCCCGCCACCGGTCTACCAATAAACACACCCTCACCTGAAGTACCACCTGTTAGTCTAAAAGGAGAACTTCTATAATAAAAATTATTTGTATCTTTTTCATAATACACAACTTGTTTAGCAAATTTTGGTGATTCAGGTTGATTTAATTTATTAAAATAAGTGTCAACTTGTATTGGAAAGGCATATAAACTACCATTAACCCAATTATTCATAAATGATTGTGATAATACTCCTCGACATAATCCATAGAAGAATCTAAATCTAAAACCCCATTCAGCAAATGTTCCTAAATCTTGTCCTAAAGAAAACAATGGGTCATTAACCATTATGTAACATCCATTCTCAACAACATCACCTGCTTGACACCCTAATTGAACACCGAAATTTACACCATTACCACTATAACAATCTAAACCAACCATGTCTTCACAACTTCCTAAAGTGGTAAGTACATTAGTTGCAGCCAATTGACCTTCAATATCCGCAGTGACTAAATCAGCACCTAATGAAATTGATGGGTTGTTAAATGTGTATCCACCCCCACCAACAGGGTAAACCGCGAATCCGGCATTTTGCTGTAATAAACTGACACTACCTGTTAAAATTTCTTTATCATCAATATAATCAGAAGATGGTAATCTATCGGTTCTCATAATAATTTGAGATGAGTTAGACATATTTACCTCACTAGTTCCGGTAGATGTTGGATATAAAATAGGACTAAAATAAGTCGGTGCGGAATTCGGTAAAAACCCCCATATTGCATAGTCACAATATTCCCTAACACACAGACAACTCAAATCAAAAGTATTAGCAAAATTAATACAAATCCTTGTTATAACATAATTTCCTTTTGTCATAATCGCACCCCCTGACAAATCTTCAGCACCGTCATAATAATTGTCAGCAATACTCGCAGAATAAAATCGATTATTTGTTTTTGACGCAACTCCGGTTATAGGAGGAGGTGAAGTATTAACTGATATGTTTTGAACATAATCAGTTGAGAGTAATGGTGGTGAGTTGGTATAGACTTTTGATAATGATGAATCTAACGCACCATAAAAACCAAAATTTGGTGTCGTATATGCAGAATAATTAAGACCCGGACTTGTTTGTCCAACAATTCCCGGAGTATAAAAATAAGATGAATAACATATATTGTTTTGGTTATCGTGTTTTTGTACTGAAATTCCATTATTAGGTGGTAATGCCTGAATTGGTATATTCATTCTTGTCATCGCGGTAAAAGTCACAGCATCTTCATCTAAATAACCTAATATACGTCCAATACCATACTTATTTATCATTAACGGAGAATACGGGTCAACCCCTCTTTGTAATATTAGAACTTTTTGATTTTCATAGTCCGCAAAATTTGATGTTGCTGCCGAATAGATTGCATTAGGTATTTGAGTACTTGAAAAACCATTATCACTATTAGTCAATCTAGTGTAATTTGGGTAACTTAACGGGACAAGACCACATTCTCTACCCCCCTCACCACAAACATATTCAAAAGTTGCCAATTTATTTTCAGCATTTAACGTTTTCCAAAAACTTGGATTGGTTGTACCAACAGAACCCGGAAATGAATACTCTGGTTTTCCATTTACAATTTTTTTAGTAATAGTAATAGCAGTCAATACTTGATAATATTCAATATCCGATGGATAAATATAATTTTGACAACCTACTCCGTAAGTCACCGCGGAATACTCAGCAGTTCCTCCTGTATTTGTTAAATCAATACAATCAACATTTGTAATACCTGTAATTAATGGAAATTCAGGAGTAATTAACCCCTCAGGATTAGTAGTCCCTGTCGTTTGACCTGTAAACAATAATGTTACTTTTGAACCCGGACAAGTTCGATAAGTCACGGTCCCAGGTTCTGTTATTGAAATAACCATACTTTTCACACAATCGGAAGGATATGCCGGAATATCATAAGTAACAATAGTATCAGAAGTTTGACTGGTCGCATAACGTACATCAGCAGTAAAAGCACTTGTTTTAATAATACCATTAATACCATTAACTTTATAACCCCCATTCGCTGTAGTTGCAGAATATAAATAATTTGTATCTTTAGTTTTTCTTGGGTCAACAAATGATAATAATGTACCCGGGTCTAAGTCCAAAACACTTAATACTGTCAATGTATTATCAAAATGACTTTTTGTACCGTTTGTTGGCAATGAAAAAGTAACTTTAATCTTATTTACATTATCAAAGAATTTTTTTCGGGTATTGTAAATATTAACTCTTTCACCAGGAGGAATCGTAAAACCATCTACTAATAAATCCCCTACCCCCGGAAATGAATAAATTCTAGAACTATTAATTTTAAAAATTGTTGGTTTATTTGGTCTTGATAAACTACCTCCAAGTCCTTGACCTTGCATAAGTGATTCCATCTGAAAATATGTGTCATAATTCTCATCATCAGCAGCAACAGGTGGCCAAGTTCGATTTGGTATTGTCGAAGCATTGGTTTGTAAATTTTCAGCGTACTGACCTCCATTAGAAAGTTGACTTAATAGACCAGCAGCAGGTGCTTGTTCTGTATCATCATCAGGATTTGGTTCAGTTGTTTCAGAGTCACATTCACAAGATTGACAATCGGGATAAGTTATCATCGGTAATTTAATCCTACCAAATTTATAAGCAACAATTTCTTCAAATTTAATTAAAATGAATATAATCGCCGCCGCATATAACGCAGCTAACAATGAATGTCCAATTATCAGACCTGCCGTCGCACCAAACGAGGCACTACCCGCAATTGCACCGGCAACTAATGAACCCTGAGCAATAACTTCTTTTCCTAACTCATAAAGTATGTAAGCTATTATTGCAACTGCAAAATTATTCCATAAAAAAGCTAAAAAGTGATAGATAATTAATAAAGGTAATCCAATTAATTGAATTACTTGTAATATTATTGAAAATATGAAAAAGAATAAATCAAAGTTCCTAAACCCTTCATTAACCGGGAATTTATTAATTGTAGTCGCGCATTCATTACTATCAATTTCTTTAATACCAATAAACCTACCTTTAGCACCATTCTTAAATTGGTCAATAAAACCTGAAACAGTATAAACTTTATTAAATTCAAACTGATAAAAAGTATCTTCACAATTTATTTTTTGATTTAATATATTATTACGTAATGCAATATCATTAGCAGTTGTTCCATAAAATCCTTCCGTATATCCTGACCAATCAAGACCAAAATAATATGAACTTTTTTGTCTCTCCTCATTGAGACCTCCTGAGTCTGTAGGGTCAGTATTACCCCAACCATATTCTTTAACATTTGGTACTAAGAAATAGGCCCGTCTTGTTTGTTCCGATAAACTAGGTGATTGAGACCACTTAATTTTAAATCGATATCTCCCTTTAGTAGGGATTCCTACTGTAGGGTCGTTTGATAAAACTTTTTCACCAAATTCATTAGTAATAAAGTAATCCAAATTCATTGGTAATTCAGTCATCCATACACCATTACCATCAATAATATTACCCGATTTTTCTAATTGAAATAACTCAAGTATTGGATTACCGTCAGCATCATAATTAATTGTTTGTCGTATCGCTAAAATAGACCCAGGACCTGTAGATAATTGACATAAATTACCCATATCATCCAATGGTTTAGCATTTCGTCTAAGTCTTTGCGAATCTGCGGTTGAGTAAATAGACCCCATGAACACTGAAGTTGGTTGTATATCAATATTGGCATCATCTCTAAGGTCAAAGTCAACACGGTTAACCGCAATTTGGCATATTTCAGGGTCACCCCATAATGGAGCAACTGATAATGTTCTTGTTAAACTAACAATTTGAGGTAGTGATGATAAATCATTTGAAGTTTTAAATCGGTTACCGGCAACTTGAGCTTCAGAGGCCAAACCCATTCTAATCAAATCTTGAGGTGTTAAAGAAAACTCCCCAATATCTGATAAGTCAATATCCATTACTAAAGTTTGCGGCCCTAATGGAACACCCATTATCATATAGTCACCACTCTCGTTTGTTTTAGTTGTGTATTTGTAGTATTTGTCGTAAATTTCAACCGCAATTCCATCGGTTAATACATCATCTCTTGTAGGTAAAGTACCTGTCGCCGCGTGAGTAGAATACGACTTTTCATAAGGTAAAAGATTGTACCTAAAACCATCTTCATTTTTATCCGTTGGAGACTTGTAAGGATAAATACTTGTTATCAGTGGGTTGGATTCATCTACCGATGATATTGGGATGAATACAGATACTCTGGCATTTGGAACACCAAATCCGTTATTCGCAGTAACCCTTCCAACAACAACACCGTATTCAGAACAACTTCTACTATAAACGTCAGTTTGTTGTATTTTTAACGATAAGATTTCTAAGAACTCAAAATCTTGGTCTAACTGAACATTGATTGTTTTGTTAATACCTAATTCGGTTCTAATTCTATATGACTGACCCATTCAATTCTTTTAATTTATAAATAGTTTATGTGTGATTTTTCAAGTTAACACACACCATATTTAATTATAAACTAGTTAAGCCAGAAATAAACCTGTTAAGAGAAGGTAACTGATTGGAAATTTTTAACAGATACTCTAATATCTTTGTTAGGGTATCTAACTTGATACACTTGGGATGGTTGTGCGAAGATTGTATCATCAACAGTTGCAATTTCTTTAGTCTCAGCATCCGAATATTCCATAGATGTTTCAGCGGATGAATATTGACCCCCAACATTATTATAAACGTTTAATCCCGCAACAGTTAATACACCGTTTTGATTTTGAACAATACTTTTTAACTCAGATAAATAAACATTTTGACCTAACTCCCTTGTTTGAGGATTGAAGTAAGTTGAAATTCTATCAACAACATCCGCAATAACTTGTCCTGAATTTTGAGCAGAATCTAAAACAATCTGAACATCAATACTCAAGTCAATAACCTCAGCAGTTAATATTGAAATATAGTCATTCATCATTCTATAGTTCGATAGATAATTTGCAACATTCTGTCTTAAAGTGTCTGATACAATACTTGTTAATTTTCCTGAAGTATCATAAGATAATAATTGAATTAATATTTTATTATTATTTTCCGTAATTGAAACTTTTGCAGGCGCTCCGAACTCAGCCGGCATATTTCTAATAATTGACTCGTAGTCTTGAACCGTAACCGCTCTTTTTTGTGCGGAGAAGTTAAATGATACGTAGTTTCTAATTTCCTCTAATGATGGTACACCTGAACCTCCAATAGCTGCAGTCACGTTGTTACATCTTAATGAATTAACCACTGATGAGTTTGTTGTTTCAGATGGTCCGTTTACAAAGAAGTTTACAGTACCAATTTGATTAATAACATTTGTCCCTAAATTTGTTGCCAATCCACCACCAACTCGATATTGAATGAATAGTGTTGAGTTAGGAGTTAACGCAGACCCTAATGAGAAATTGTTTGAATATCTTTGTAAATCAATTGTAGCACCAACTGTTGTAAATTGGTCTAATGAATCTTGAGCGGTATTTGTACCACCACCAAATGTCATTTTCTTAAATCCTTCAGGAGTATATTCCGTTATAAATCTATTAGATGTTTGAATATACTTTCCAACTTTAATACCCGGTTGGTCAGATACTTTTGTTGGGTCTTCAATGAATACTCGGTCTTCCGCAAGTGCGTCAACCTCATACCATTTATTTGACGCCCCTAAAAATTCTGAAGTAGATGGAACATTAGTGTATTCAGTCCCACTCTTAAGTAATACACTTGTAATACCTAATACATTTTTTTCAGGTAAAAATAATTCAAAGAATGGTTTAACATCATTCGGAGTAATAACTCTTTTGAATACTTTAGTAATACCATTAACTACTAATTCTCTTTTAGTTATAGTATAATTAATCAACACATTATTAGCGTTGAAGTTTGGTATTTTTAACCTATTAGGGAAACCTTGAGCATTGTATGGTGAAGTAAAATCAACATCATATATGTTTTCAAACACAATACCCGCACCAACTACTTGAGAACCTCTTGTTAAAACCCCAAGATATCTTTCATCTTCTTTATCACCAAAAGCAGGAACAGTTATTGAGAAGTCAACTAAAGATACAGACGGTCTTTGTCCCGGTAATTTTAAACCATAAGTTCTGGCAATATTATAGATGGATGACCTTTGTTGTGCGTATTGTAAAACAGTTTCTTGAATACTTCTATCAATGTGATAGTGTAAGTTGTCCGCAACCGCAGCGTTCAAGTCTAAAAACACAGAGAACACAGAAGCGTCGTTGAAGTCCTGTATTAATTCAGGGTAGTAAGTTCTTACATAGTTTAATAACTCAGTTCTTATCCCCTGATAATCTCTTGTAGTATATGATATATTACGATTTGCCATACAATATTAAATATTAATGATAACGAAATCACTCGGACCAAAAGTTGATTTATTGGTTGAGTAATCTATTTTTATTTTTGCGGTATATTCTGAAGTTCCCTTACCCGGGAATCTATAAATTGACGATTCACTACTACCCACTGTTGCGGTACCCGTTGCTATATCAACTTCTTCTTGAGGGTCAGCAGGACTTATTGTTATTTGGTTTAATAATAAACCCGGCATAAAGGTACCAACGGCTTCTCGAATGTCAGATTCAATAGCATCAAATGTTAAACCATCAAATGGTTCAAACAAAAATTCATAAAGTCTTGTACCAAATGTTGGTAAATAATATCTTGAACCTTTTCGAGTCAAAAGTAAGTGGATTAAATCCGCTTTAATTTCTTGTGCCTCAAGTTCAGTTAGTTGTAAATAGTCACCTTTAACTGAGTCCCTAAAAGGAAAATTAATACCATATGTTGTTCCGTCTGCCATATCTATAATTATAGTGTTATGATTATTTCTTATAAATACCTAAAAATAAAAAATCCCGACATCGCCGGGATTAATATAATTATAGGTGATTTTATTATGAACCACATCCAAAACATTCAAATTCCGAATCTGTTGGTTTTACTGTAGGTTCAACAAGATTCACTTTTGGTTTTTCTTGTTTAATAGTTTGTTGATTCACTTTTGAAATATCAACCGCTAAGTGTTTTGCTCCGGTAGATATCGCTTTAGTTCTAACATAATAACAAAGAGTTTTCAATCCTTTACCCCATGAATGGAAATGAGATGATGAAATTTTTGATAAAGTTGGTTCAGACATATAGATATTCATTGATTGTGATTGGTCAATAAACGGTGCTCTGTCAGCCGCCATATCAATAAGTTCTCTTTGAGAGATTTCCCAAATTGTTTTGTATTTAGGTATTAAGTGTTCAATTCTTTTAACTTTCTTGTTGTAATTTTTATCTTCAACATCAAGGTATTGATTGAAATTAATATTTTGAATAGACCCTTCGTTCATAATGATTTCATTTTTCAAATCTTCACTCCAAACCCCTAATTTTTCAAAATCAGTAATTAAATATTTGTTTACAATAAGAATTTCCCCACCAACTACACGACGATTAAATAAAGCCGAGTGAGCCGGTTCTGTCATTTCAAATGAACCTGTAATTTTAGCTGAAGATGCAACCGGCATCTGAGCCGTGAATAATGAATTACAAACACCATATTCCGCAACTTTATCTTTCAATCCCATCCAATCCCAACGACCTGATAAATTATCCTCATTCATACCCCACATATCAAATTGGAATACTCCTTTAGACATTGGAGAACCTTTGAAAAATTTATATGGTTTGTATAAACCTTGTTGACATAAATAAGAACTCTCAGTGATTGCAGCAAAATAGATTGTTTCAAAAATGTCTTTGTTAAGTTTCTTCGCCTCTTCAGATGTAAAAATGAAATCCATTAAATAGAATACGTCTGCTAACCCTTGAGTTCCAATTGCAATTGCTCTTTGTTCTAAACCACCTTTTCTACCTTGTTCAGTTGAATAACTATTAATGTCGACAACTTTATTAAGTGCTCTCACAACTTTTCTAACTTCATTGTAAAGTAAGTTAAAATCAAACTCACCTTTAATTATAAAGTTTTTCAACACCATAGAAGATAACGTACAGATTGCTGTTGTTTCCTCATCAGTATATTGGTAAATCTCATTACATAAGTTAGATTGTTTAATCACCCCAATGTTTTGATGATTTGTTTTTCTGTTAGCACTATCCTTAGAACATAAGTAAGGAACTCCGGTTTCAACCTGAGATTCAATAATCTTATTCCAAATTGTTTGAGCTTTCACTTTTTTACCAAGACCAAGTTCAACCGCTTTGTTGTAGTTTTCCTCATACTCATCACCATAAGTTTCCTGTAATGGTTTGATACCAGCCTTTTTAATCTCATTAGGACAAAACAAATACCAATCACCATTATTCTTAACCGCATTCATAAAGTTATCCGGTAACCATATTGATGTAAACAAATCTCTTGCTCTCATCTCTTCAGCACCTGTGTTCTTTTTGATATCAAGTAAATCAATAATGTCTTTATGCCAAGGTTCAATGTAGATAGCGGCACTACCAGGTCTTCTCCCTTGTTGGTTAAAGAAACGTAATGATTCATTTACAATTTTAAGGTATTTTAATAAACCTCCCGCAAATCCACCTGATGAATTAATTCTACTTTCTTTACTACGAATGTTAGACATACATAAACCAATACCAGCAGCATCTGATGAATAGGTTGAGATATCATTTAATGTTTGTAATAACCCTTCTCTTGAATCACCGTGATTGTATTTCAATACACAAGATGCTAGTTGAGGTGTTTTAGTACCCGCATTAATCATAATTGGTGTTGCAGGTGAAATAAGTTGATTTGATAAAGAATTGTAATATTCAACCGCCTCTTCAAATGATTTAGTTACCCATAGAGCAACTCTCATATACATATGTTGTGGTCTTTCAATTACCTTACCTTCAGGTGTTTTTAACAAATACATTTCTTGTAATGAACGCCAAGCAAAATAATCAAAATTGTAATCATTCTCGTGATTAATTACAGAATCAATATTTTCAGGACCATATAATTCAATAGTTTCCATTAACTTATCATTAATGACTCCATCAACGTGTAAGGTGTGCATTGTGTTACAAAAACTTGTATCAGTTTCTTTATGATAAGATGAAATAGCCACCGAAGACGCTAACCTTGAGTAGTCATGATGACTTCCGGTATAGGACGCAGCAATTTCATAAACTAATTTGTCCAATTCTTTTGTTGTAATAAATCCTTCAGTTGGTACTGAAGTAATTACTTTAATAAAAATCTCGTCTGAGTTAACATTTAACCCTTTAGACGCTCGTTTAACTCTATTGTAAATTTTTTGGGGGTTAAATGAAACCTCATCTCCCCCTCTTTTTTTAATTTTTAATGACATCATGTTTTTTTAATTAGAAATCGTCAGTGAATGTTAGTGATTCACCTAATTTAGCCTTTTGGTATTCCATTGTTCTTGATTCAAAAAAGTTTCCTTTAGTCTCAACAGCAATTTGTTCCATAAATTTGAATGGTTGTTCAACGTTGAATTGTTTTTTACATCCAAATTTAACTAATAGACCATCCGTTACAAATTCTAAATATTGTTTCATCAAATTAGAATTCATACCAATTAAAGATACAGGTAAAGATTCTGTAATAAATTCTTTTTCAATCTCTAAAGCAGATAATAAAATTTCTTTAATTCTTTTTTCACTTGGTTTATTCTCAACATGATTATTAATCAAATGAATAGCAAAATCACAATGTAAATTCTCATCTTTAAAGATAAGTGAATTGGCATTACATAAACCTTGCATGATTCCTCTTGATTTTAACCAAAAGATTGAACAGAATGAACCTGAAAAGAAGATACCTTCAACAGCTGCGAATGCGACTAATCTTTCTTGGAATGAAGCATTTTCAATCCAATCAAGAGCCCATTTAGCTTTCTTTTGAACTGCAGGTAATCTGTCAATCGCGTGGAAACATTCATCTTTTTCTGTCTCATCAGACACATAAGTGTCAATTAATAATGAATACATTAACGAGTGAATATTCTCCATCATAATTTGGAATCCGTAAAAGAACTTTGCTTCAGCGTACTGAACCTCTTTTAAGAAATTCTCGGCTAAGTTCTCATTTACAATACCATCAGATGCGGCAAAAAACGCCAATATATTTTTAAGAAAGTATCTCTCATTATCAGATAGGTTTTCCCAATCTCTAATATCGTTAGATAAATCCACTTCTTCCGCAGTCCAAAACGCTGCTTGGTGTTGTTTATAAAATTCCCATATATCATTATGTTCAATAGGGAATATGACAAATCTGTCATTATTTGGTTCTAATATTTTTTCTTTCATGTTTTAAATTAAATTTGTTGTTGACTCTGTTCTCTTTGTTTTCTTTTTTCCAATAGTTCTTTAACCCTATCTCTTTTTCTATCTTCTTGTTGTTCTTCGAATCCTAAGAATGTTACTGAACTTTCAGTATCAATCTCAAGTAATTCATTATTGAATTTACAATTCTCAAAAACAACCCCATCTTGACCTAAACGACTTTTAGTAATCGCAATAGTTGCAAGACCCATTTCTTTTTGTTGTAATGTTTTAGCCACAGAAATAATTACGTGACCAACCTGTGCCTTTTTAATTGACCCACCCATTTGGTCTGTAGTTACAACTTCAGATGAAATTGACGCTCTGTTACCTTGTGTTGCAGTCCACCCAACTAAATCAAGTTCGTGACACATTGCCTCAAAACCTCTCATTACAGACCCTTCAGCTTTCCACTCATCTTTACTACTTGATTCCGGTAATACACAATCAATATAATCCAATAAAACCATATCAATTTTAATTCCGTCAGCAATCATCTTTCTAACCTGATTCTTAATTTGACTCATAGTCATCGTGTCCGATGCTAACTTTTTCAAAACCAATCGATTTTGCATTGTCTCTTTAATCTCAGTAATTTTACTCATTACCTCTTCTTTATTTTGAACCAAATTATCCGGTTCAATACCAGTCCACATTGTGAAATGTTTTCTTTGTATGATTTTTGGATTGTCTTCAAAAAATATTTGAAGTACGTTATAACCAAGGTTAAACGCTGTGTTTGAAATTTTAGATAAGATGGTTGTCTTACCAACACCCGTTGGTGCTAATATAACCCCAATCTCACCTTTAGCTAAACCACCTTTAAGTAGTTTATCAATACCTTTAATCCCCATTGGAATTGGATGACGATAATCCTCATCAAGTACGGTATCTAAGTTAGCGAAGATATCTGTTTGACCTTTATCTATTTCCCCAACCTGTAATGCATCTCTCACAAGTCCTTCAACCTTATCATAAGACTCGAAATCACCTTGAGTAATAATCTTTTGAGCTTTGTCCATCGCCTTTTGAAGTTCTTGTTGTTTACAAAACTTCAAAGCTTTCTCCTGAACGAAAGTGGTCCCTTCAAAAGGTGCCTCCTTTACTTGTGTTAATGTGTCCAAAACAATCTTGGCAACCATCTCTTGGGAGATTTCAGACTTAACTATCTGCTCAAGAGTATCGAAATTAGGAGTAGATTCATATTTCTTGTGATACTCTTTTGTCATTTGTAAAATGATTTTAAAGTACTTGTTGTCGAAATAGATTGGCTCAATAACATCCATAATTGAAGATGAAAAGTCCTTATCTAATATAATCTGATTCAGTAATTGTAATTGAAATGTGTTCCCTAAATAATCGAAATTTTTGTTCATAAATTGTTTTAAAAGTTACCCTTGTATTATTAAATACTTACTTACTTAAGTCAAGTTCCAAATAATTGTAACTTAATTTTTTATCTGAAAAAATGTCAGTCAATCCTCGAAGTGTTTCCTTCAAGAAAGGTCTTACATCGACAGTATAACGAACTTTTGGTGGATAAAATTTTCCGTCAAAAATTCTATGACAAATTGTCTGTTCTCCTAATTTGATGATAATGTTAAACATTTCAGGTCCATCAGTGAACGATGTGTCCATAATACTTGGGTCATGAATAATAGAATCTTTATTGTCCATCATGTAGACTAAAGTTTTCATTTTCAAGTATTCTTGAAGTTCTTCTTTGAACTCAGCAACGAATTCATATAGTTCAACCGAACTTTTTGCTTTTGGGTTAAACCCTCTTACGTTAAAGAATCTTTGGACTACGATGTTATCGTTTAATGTCAATAAAAATTCCATCTTAGTACTTTCTTGCTCTCTCATAAATTTAATTTTTGTTTGTGTTTCGTTTTTCTTTTCTTGTTAATTTCATGAATGGTCTTAGGAAGTTTACCCAAGCTTCATCGTTTTTTGGAAGATATTTGAAGAGACCATCTTCCATCATAAGTCTCATTAAATTTTTATATCCCCTATCTGTCGGGTCAATAGTGTCTGTGATAATTTGGTCAACTAATTCTTTTCCATCGTCTGTTATTAAAGGGTTAGATAAATTAACTATTTTTTCGTTTGTAGTATAAAACTCTTCACCAATTATACCATTTTTTGTTTTACCAGTCAAAATATTTTCCAATACTTTTGATTTCTTTTCTTGCATGAGAATCCCCGCATTAACTCTTATTTCGTTAATAGTGCATGGTTTAACCAGCATATCCGGGAATAATTTAACCAAAGTTTTTTCACCTAAACCTTCAATTCCACTAATATTATCTGAACTATCTCCGGTAAGAATCTTACAAAGTAATACATTATAATGTGGTATCTGAACTTTATTTATGGTAATCATATCACCCTGTTTAAAGTATTGTTTTGCGTTTGGCGAGTAAATGGTTACCTTATCCGAAATAAGCTGTGTAAGGTCCTTATCTGACGAAAAAATGGTAATATCTTCGTTAGTTGCCTTTTGACAATAATAAGCAATCAAGTCATCCGCCTCGTTGTAAACCATCTCAACTTGTCTAACAAAGACTTCCTCAAGATATTCTTTAATACGAGCGTTTTGTTGTAGATATGATTCGTACTTAAACTCATTCATATCTTGTTTTCTATTTCCCTTATACTGTGGATAAAGTTCTTTCCGAGTGGATGAACTATGTTCGGCATCCCAAAACACAACTACCTTATCGTAGTTATGTTCCTCAAGGAATTTCCGAATTGTATTTATAAAGTGGTAAATAGCCCCTAAGTGACTTCCGTCATTGTATAGGTCTTTTACTCCGTGGAATCCAATTTTCATTAAGTTGGACCCGTCAATTAATAATGTCTTAATCACAATGGTGATTTAATGGTGAATAAACTAAGCTTCTTTTTCTTCTTTTAGGTCAAAATCACCATCAGTTCCGATGATGTCTTTCCAATATTCTGCGTATTCTTTTTTATATTTTTCAATATTAATTTTTTCTTCCGCAGTATCTTTTCCCGCAATGAATCCGTGTGGTGTAACAATAATTTTTCCATCATCATAACCTAATCCATTGATGTGATTTTTCATAACCGACACTTTTGTTCTTGAAGCAAACTTGATAGTTCTTTTGTCTTTAGTTGCAGTAATCTTTGTAGTTCCCGCCCCTTTTTGATTTCCAAATAAATAAACTAATGATGAGTTTAACCAAATCGCCTCACCACCTTTAGCTTTAATCTTTGGTTGTCCAAAAGGATTATCCGGTAATTCAACCCAAGGTTGATTAACAATGATTAAAGTGTTTTCATATTTTGAATCAGATTTACGAGAACCCGAGATTCTTTGATTGATACCCATACCAATCTTATCAGCTAATGTAGATGCATTGTGTTGTTTACCACCTTTACCTTCATAAGTCATTTTACAAGGTACAGAACCTACTGAATCCCACATAAAACATAAACTATAATCTAAGTTTCCTTTTTCTTGTTCGTCAAGTAAGTTATTGATATAGTCAGTAATTTGTTCAATGTAGTCAAAGTTATTATTGAATATGTAAAATCCATCCCAATCCAATTCACCTGTTTCCTCATCAACCACTTCCTCACAATCAAATCCCATTAATTTAGCGTGTTCAAATGACCATTTCTGTTCTGTAATAATAAACACAGGAAGAATACCTTTCTTTTGAGCATCTACCGCAGTTTTTACAAGAGCCGTTGTTTTACCTGTATCAGAGTGACCCAAGAACATATTAATATGTCCAATAGCTGGTCCCGGTAATCCAACCGCATCCAAGAAATCCGGACCTAAGTCAAAAAATCTTTGTGGTTTGTATTTTGCCGATACCGAGAATTTATCTTTAATTGATTTGAAATCGTTTTTCTTAATCGCCATTTTCTATTTTTTTAATGTGTGGTAATTTGTTTGATTTATTCCTATTGTATTTTGAAGAATCCTCCTCATATAGTACATTAATTTCTTCTTCATGAAAAGTAATTAACCTACTACTTATCACACCATCTTCATTAGTACCTTCATCCAACATTCCAAATAAAACACTATCACCAATTTGTTTACTTCTACCTGAGAAGTATGTTTTATCTTTTAGTTGACTTAGAATTTCATAAGATAACATTTTATTGTCTCTTAATTGTAAGTCAATTTCTTCTTTAAACGTCATATGATAATATTATTAAAACTTGGACACTTAGTTAGACAAGATGTCCAAGTTTAATTATTCTTTATTAGAAAGGTAAATCTTCGTCTACCTCATCGTTCGCTTGAGGGTCAACCGGTGTTGAACTTTGAGATTTTCCACCACCAAATGATTCTGTATTTACTGAATCACTTTCGTAAAGGTATCCACCTTTTTCAGAATCCCATCTTGGAGTTTCTCCACGAGCAATCGCTTCAAGGTATTCTACCGGTTTTTTAGAGTAAACGTCTAACCAAGTCAATTCGTCAGTAATCCACTCATTAGATTGAGCCGGGTCAGTATGTACAGGACCTTGGTCTTCATACATAATTGTAGATACGGTTGTATATTCTTTTCCTTTTGGAGTTTTCGCTTTAGTCAATTCAATGATTAAATCTCTACCGATTTGAGCGTCGGTAATATCTCCTTTATTTCTCCAAATTGGAATGATTTTATCTAAGATACCATCATTTTTGTAGTTGTGTTTGAATCTCCAAAATTTTGGTCCGTCTTCTTCTCTATCTCTATCGATAACTTTTACGATATAGAATTTACGAGAACGATACTGAGCAGCTAATTGTTTGTCTGATTCTTTTCCGGTTGAGATTAACTCTTCGTAAACCTCGTTTAAAGGTGAACGTTCGTTATCGTTTTTCCCCGGGTCGTAGAATTTTTGCCATTGTCCACCAACTTGAATCTCATGATACCAAGCCTCTTTAAATGGTGAAGAACCATCACTCGTAGGTAAGATTCTAACTCTTCTTTGTCCAGATTGCTCCTTATCACCTAAGATAAGTGCAAAATATTTTTTCATTCTTTCGTCTTGCGACATTTTTCCTTGGGCCCCGCCCCCTGATTGTTTTGAATTTTCGTACTGTGCCAATACGGCGTCTAATGAACTCATGTGTTATAAATTAAGATTAATTAAATTGTTCAACAAATATAGGTAATAAAACTAGTGAAGTCAAATAAAAAAAGGTGTCTGTTAAGACACCTTTGAATTTTTTGTTATCGTTTGAATGATGTTTTGTAGTCATCTTCTTGAGAACCAGGTTGGAATGAATTTTTAATATCATTCACATTAATATCTTCAACTTCGTCTGAAGTTAAAACATAATCATTTTTTCCTGTTTTCTCCATCTCTTCTTGTTTGTCATCGAAGAATTGTGAAAGTTTTTGGTTGAATGGATATGAATCGTAACTTCTCAACTCTAATTTTTCTTGAGGAGTTTTTTCACGATACTTCTCAATTTTATTTTCAAGTGAGTTTAATTTATTCATAACATTATCCATTTCTCCTAATTTAGCCTCTAAGTTAGACAATTGGTTAAACAAGTTTTCAAAATATTCTTCTTGTTTTGTTTCAATATTTTTTTGAGAATTAACTAAATCAGTTATTTCAAGTTCTTCAGATTCTTCACCTTCCGCACTTGTTTCTTCTGATTGTCCCTCATCGTCAATTTTTTCAACGTCAGGGTCATTGGCAACATCAATTGGTTGTGGTGCCCCTTCTCCCGGTGCTGGTGGTGGTACTGCTTCAGATGGTGCAGGTGCTGGTGGAACTTCTCCTCCCGGTGCCGGTGGTGGTGGAGTTAACGCCTCTAACCCAGCTGTTGGGTCTTCAGGAACTTCCGCCTCTTGTTCCATAATATACTTATTAATATTATGATATCTTGCTATTTCTTGTATTAATTTCTTGTCTAAACCCATTTTGATTATCCGTTTAATAATTGTTTAATTCCTCCTGCAGTCTCAACTCTAACTTTTCTATTAATAGTTGTTTGGTGTCCGGATCTTTCAATAAGACCATCTCTTTCTCTGATTGTGTAACAATCTCCTGTGTCTAAATCACAAACTTGTTGTGTTCCGTCACCGTTATCTGTTTGAGAAACTCTAGTCGATTTCCCAAGATAGTTGTCTAATGCTGATTTTATGTTCATAAAATTGTTTTTATTATAAATATATCGTTATGTTATAAAGTGAAAACATCACTTACTATGGTTTGAACTAAAACTTCACCACCAATCGGAGATGTATTACCATACGGTTTATATTGTACTTGTAATCTAAAATTCCCCAATTTATTAATATTAATTAAATTAGTGTATTTAGTTGAGGCACCTCCACTACCACCATAACTTGCAATTTCATATGTCTCAGCATATAAAACTCTATTATTAATAGCTTTTGGTTCGTCAAATGGTTCTTGAGTTGTTAATTGATATGTAATATATCCTCCATCCGGTTTTTTAATATTATAATAACTCCAACCATTTCCTTGTAACTCAGTAGACTCACCTATTTTAATGAACGCAATTTGTTGAGGTGGGAATGTTGGTAATGTTTGACTAGTTGGAACATTGTCAACAGGAACTTGAGGTTGATTTGGTAATGTATACCAAACTTTGAACGGGAATTGTTGCACCACAGGTTGTTCTTGTCCTTTATACGCTTTAAGAATAAACACAATATCTATTTGTGTTTTACCTTCAATTTTCGGTATATTATTTATAAAATAACTTTCAACATCTGTCAAGGTAATATTAAATTCGTTATTTGATACTTGTCCACCAACACCTTGTACACTTTGTGAAATATATTTTCGAGTTACCTTACCATTAACTTCTTCCAATTCATACACAACATATTTCATATCCGGATTAGGAGACATGATATATCCTGCCAATTGTGAATTTATTTTAACATTTAATGACTGAGTCTTACTAGCATTTAATTGAACTGCAGTACCAATCATAGTTAAAGGTCCTGTGTTTTGAGGGTTAGTATTTGGCGTCTCTGATTGAGTTGCATTTACAGTTTGATTTTGTGGGTTTTCATACCCACCCGGAGATGCAGCTGATGACGCAGTGATTGATGGGTCAAATGTATAATCATTAGTACTTGTTACGGTACCATTAGGCGTTACAATAACAATCTTACCTTTATTTACCACAGTACCCGTTCCAATTATTGGTGTGTTAAATCTCAATGTTGTATTATTAAATACCGTGAATCCTGTTGCAGGAACACTAACCCCATTAACAGTTATTGAGGTTGTACCATTAAAACTAACTCCATTAACTTGAACTATAGTTCCAGTATTACCTGATAAAGGAGAGAATGAAGTAATTGATGTTGGTGGACATGCTAATTGTGAGGTAACCGCCGCAGTATTTGGAACACCATTTGTAGTACCTTGACTTTCAACTTTATTAATAATATTTTTTAAATCCTCAACAATCGCTTTAGTTGCAACACCTACACTAAGTGCCGAGGTTAACGCTTTATCAAATGTTTCTTTAGTTTCAGTATATTCTTTAGTATGTGAATCATAAGTTGCTTCACTAACATTTTTAACCGGCCAATAACAAGCATAATATTTAACAAGACCTAAGGTCAATACTTGTGGAACTCTTTCCTGTAATCTAGCGGTCATAAACGATACAAACGTATCAACTGATGCAAAATTGGCAACAGGTGTTGTTCCTTTAGTTGACGCATTTGGATTAAGATTTACACAAGAATATGTACTAAGGAATGTGCCGTCAATTTGACCGTAATCAACATTTAATGGAGCGGTCGCAAAGTTATAATTCCAACCATTAAACACACCTAATTTACTATTACTATCTTTTTGGAAAGTTCTAAGATACGCAATACAATAAATAATTGTTGCTAACTCAGGGTTATTTGGCATAACTCGTTTAAGAACATCAGCAAATTCTTTTTCAGTCATTTTGGTAAGAACCGCATTAGTTGCCTGATATTTTTTAGACAAATAAATTGGAAGTACCTGACTTTCGCATTCATTTGGTGCACCTTTTGTATTATTCGCAGATTGAACAGTATTATTGGTTTTATTAGATTCGGTTGACGCACTTAATACGTTAATAGTATCTTTTTTAATTTTAAGAAGTTCCTCAACTTTTGTTAATAAATTTTGATTAATACTTTGAATAAAACTATCAATTGCAGGTAAATCATACACTCCTTGTCTAATACCCTCAAATTGAGTTTGGAATTGTCCAGGCTGTATTGAATGCGAAACTTGCTGTATCATATATGGACCATTAAACATTGGAACGTGTCTTAAATTAAAATACATCGTTGGTTGTAATAAAGCATTTCCTAAACAAACAACAGAACATTTATAACTTCTTTGTTTATAAAGATTATACAAACCCGCATTTTGTGTTGCAACATTTTTACCTGAAGCTTGGTCAACCATATTTATCTGTGTTGCAATTGATTCAGAAGTTGCAGTACCATTATCTTGAGAAACAGAGAACGAGTAAAATACATTTTGATTTCTTACTCCAATATCAACGGTAAACCCAACACATTTATTTGAAACCCCCCAATCTTTTTTACCAACTTGATTTTCAATCAAAGGATTTTCAGAGGCACGACTCATATTAAATCCATCATCTCTAAATCTAAAATTACCTTTTGGTAAATCTAAATATTGAGATGGTTTCCCAACATAAAAACAAACCATTTTAGAACTTGATTTTCGATAATCAACATCTAAAAATGTTCCCCATAAACTATTGGCAAACTCTAATGACCCTTCAGCTCTATTTGGTATTGTTGTACCATCAACATCCTGAACATTATAAAAATTAATGTAAGCAGGTAGGTTCATTACAGTAAAATTATTCTTAATCAATAATCCACTAATAAACGTATAAACACTCATGGTTTCGTTTAAAGATTTCTCACTAAACATACTCCTCATCTCAAAAACATCCAATAAGATAGTATCACCAATATTTCTTGACGCTCTATCCAAAAATAAGATATCTTCAAATAATGTTTTAGTTTTGTAATCTCCACCCGCAATCCATTTATCATTTAATGCTTTGAATACCTCGTAATTCTCAACTTTACTTTGTTGTCCATCAATAACACTTTGAATGGTTTTTTCAGGTAATTGTTGTTGGTCCGGTAAATCTCTTCTAACACCATCTAAAACAAGATTTAAAAAATTATCTTGTAACACACTCTCACTAGTTAGGTATTGGTTAATTTGAGCTTGGAACTGAGCAACTGTTGTAGTCGGATTTTTCAACTTCTGAGTTGCGTACATTTTAATAATTGGTGCCAATAATACAACATTCTCAACTGAGAATAAAATATTATTATCAATAAAGAAATCTGTAATATATGAACCTGTACTACTATATCTAACATTATTTATCGTTGAGAACCCAACTTCGGTTTCAAGAGCAATCCAAGCATTTGGATTTAACGATTGAGACTGGCTAAGACTTAATGTACTTGTTTTAGTCGGTAATGTGTTTTTTACATATGGTTGGAATTGAATTGGGTCAACAACTTTTTGCGCGTTATTATGTGAAAGATATGAATCAAAAATTCTTCTTTTATAATTTGACGGATTACCATATCTAAATAAGATATCATAATTCATAAAATCTTTAATACCCGCTTGGAAAATATTATATTGAACATCAATGATTTTAGAAAAATATTCAGGGTCCAAAACACCATTTCCTTGAGCAGGTACCGTCATTAAATTTCTAAATAATGATTGGAAATTTCTAAATGTTGCATTAACTTGAACTACCGATGTTTCAAACTGAGAAACTTCCGCACCTGTTGAACTATTAGTAATTGGTTTACTAAAATTTAAAAACTCCTGTTCAAATGAATCTAATATTTTTTTATCAAAAACTGAAAATATCTCTTCAATTTTAGTGTAATTATCTCCATTCAAAAAGTATAATGGAGATTGTGTTTCACCACTATTAATTAAATTAATATAAGAATCCGGTTGAGGGTATGCAATTTGATTAGCATCGAAATATCCATAGTTAGGCGCTGACCATAAAGTTCTAACCGAACCATTATAAACACTAGGGTTTGATGTTAAATCAACTTTAGTATTGTTACCTGTTGTTAAATCACCAATACAAGCAACCTCAGATTGATTTAAAGTGTTACCAAATGACGGAACTACAAAATAGTCGGTACCCTTAGTATTATTAACAGGATTACAATTAACTTCAGGATAATAATTACTACTACTAAGTAAAACCGAATATGTTTTAACACTTAATGATTTACCGTTTTGGTTTGCATCTATATTAGAGTCTTTATAGTTGAACAATTTCATTCCACCATCCACACTTTTTTGAATTTCAGCATTAGTGTAATCATCATACAATTCAAATCCATTATAGAAAACGTTGAAGTCATTAATTACTTTAGGATAAAATCCAATATTCATGTTCGCAGTAATCGGTGTCTCTTCTTGTAATGTTATTGAAATAGGGGTACTATTATAATTAAACTGATAGTTTTGAGTATTTGACTTTAAAATAGGACTATAATTTGTTGTGTAGTCAAAGTTAGTCCAAGCCGTTGTTAAAATATCAACATTAGATTCTTTGTATTTTTTATAACGATGCCAAATTGAACCATACTTTAATATCCAAGCATAAGGTAATTTGTGAATTGCTCCAAATTTTTTCAAACAAGATGATATGTAATCTAATTCATCAACAAAAGTACCCGTATTAGTTTTATATCTTTCTCTTAAAGTGGCCAATGGTAATGAATTTAAGAAAAGGTAAGCCGATTGAACATATGGATATGGGTCACTGCTTCTATTATTTTGTACACCATTTATTATTGAATTAACAAAATACGGTGTATTCAACATAGAAGTTGTAGTTTTGAATGGTAACTGATTTGTTGGTGTCGTAAAATCACAATACCCCTCAGTTGCAATAAAATTTTTAGGTTCTCGACTTTTATAATAATCAACAAACCCATAAGGATTTAATAAATTAAATTGTACCGCAACTAATGACGGATTTTCATTTTGATAAAATGAAAAATTTGTAACCGGTCTATTAGTTGTAAAATCATAAACATCATTAAAATTTGAAATAATTTTTCTTGGTTCAAATATTTTTAAAGTTTTCTTTGTGTTATAAACTTCGTTACCCACAGATTTATTACTTGAACTTAAATTAGTTAAACACCATGTAGGGTCAGTATATGGTAATGTATCCACAACCAATGGTTCATTTGACGCATTTTTTAATAATGTTTCAAGAGCTAACGATTTAGTACTTACTTGAGGTATTTTCCCAATATCCGATGTTGATAAAATACTATACGAGTTGTCTACCAAATTTTTAATATATGGTGTAACAAAGAAATCACGAATATAATCCTGATACGCTCTTCCGGTACCATTATTTGAAATAGTACTCAAGAACTCAGGATATGAATTTGCTTTTAAATTATAATTTTTAAGTTTTAATGTTAAATAAGGAGAACTTATTCCAAGACCTTTCACAATATTATTAACTTCAGCCTCAACATTTAACTTAATTAATTCATCAATCTGATTAGAGTTTGCTCTAATTAACCCTGAATAATGAGAAGTTAAAAATTGTCTCTCCCAAATTTCATAAAAGAATTTTACCTCTTCTTTATTAACATAAGGTAATCCGGCAGACGGAAATTCAATTGCATTAATGTTGATTCTATTAGTATCTCTTTCATTATCTAATGGTGGTGGGGCAATTGGCACACTGAATTTTTGTGTTATACCTTTCATATACTCCTCAACAAATTCAACTTCAGGCCATTTATCAAACAAGTACCCTTGTGTTAAATCAACAACCGTTGGGTCCGCAATATATTTTAATTGGAATCTACCTTTTTTATCTTCAGGTGTTTCAACAAAAAATAACGGCCATGGGTAAACAGGCTCTTTAGCGTTTGCTAATCCTTGATTTGATTCTTGAGCACTCGTAGATATCTCAAAATTTTGTCTTGTCTCAGAACTTTGTGCAGAAGATGTATTGTCCATAATTGCCCGTTTTCTAACAGGGTCATATTTAACATTCCAAGCATTTGTATGTACATCATCTAATAAACGAATAAACGCCTCTGCTGACGCCATAACAACAGCAATCATATTTCTTACGGTAGGGGTAAAACCTAATCCTGTTGAGGTGTCTTCAATTTTTCTTAATAATTCAGCTGAGATTAACGCCTCATATTCTGACAATTTTTTATTGGCATTAGTTTCAAGTAATGAAATTTGACTATCAAATCTATTATTACCTTCAAATATAAAATAAGTAGGGGGCACGACTTCAGGTGTTTTTCTCCCATTAACATCTTTTAATTCAAGAATTGGAATTTTTGTTTGGTATATTTGTTCTTTTAGAGCTTTGATATCCTCTTCGGTCGGTAGTGCTTTACCTGTTTGTGCTCTAACTGTTTCCTTCCAATTAATTGCACCATCCGCCAACTCAATTGTAAGGTTAACATATTTAATTGGGTTCGGTATTGGAGATTCCCCGTTATCACCTAAAGTGGCATTTTCAGCTAACGCTTTGTTAAATTTAGTTACATAAGTTTTTAATAATTCAATCGCGTCATTTTTTGCTTTTTGTTCTAATTTTTTGAAAACATAAACCCTTTCATTTGTATTATTTAAAATAATTGGTTTTGGGTCAAGATAAGTATTAAACCAAGAAACATTAGCACCTCTAACGGAAGAAAAATATTGTTTCAGAATTTCTTTATAATTTCGAATATTAGTCAAAGGTTCAACTTTAGCCTTAGGAAATGAATTCATTATATTATTCTCAAACGTACTTAACTTAGTCATTAATTGAAATACCGTTAATTCAGGTAAATCAGGTGCAATTAATCCTTTAGATTTATATTCACTATAAACCTCAGCAATTTTTTGATAACCTCTTTCTGAAACTATTTGAGTTGTAACAGCATCACCACTTTGTGAGTTGTTTTTAGTAACAACACCTTGTACGCTTGATTGGGATTCAGCAGCTTTGTTTGATTCTTGAGTACCTCCCGGAGTTGTTGAAACATTAAAAGTTTGTCCATACATATGTGGAACCGCTAATAAATGTCCCATTGAGATTTCATTAAGTACATTAAACTTATATCCCTTAAACTTTAAACTAACTTGATAATTCCCACTAAACGAATTAAATCTGGCATTAAAAGTTTCTAAATTTAATTGATATCTAATCGCTTGTCCATAAAATCCTTTTAACGTTAAATAAAATGGTGGATATGGTAAATTAAAAAACGCAGAGTATGGAGAGTTATTCCCTAATTGAAATAACGCTTTACCTTGAACGTCTTCCAATTCCATTGTTACCGAAGGAACAAATGATGAATTAGTCGTAACATTAATTTGTGTAATACCTAATAATCCATTGTCAAAAACATCTTTTAAATTTGCAGGAGAACTAATAATATAAGGTGTATCACCATCTTTTGGGACTACCGCCTTTTCCATCATTTGATTATCACCTTTGAATTTTGTTGTATTCTCTCCCGTTAACTCATCGTAATAACCTACGCCTAAAAACGAATCTTTAGTTGGTTTTAAGAAATTCATTTTAGCAACAGATATAGTTCTAATTCTATCTTCAGGACTTGCCCCTACCGCAAGTTTAGTTCTTGGAAGAACTTCCGCTTCCAAATTTGCATACATCACTAAGCTCTCATGGTCTATTAATCTTTCCTGTATTTTACCCGCAGAATCAATTGTTTTGTTAGGGTCAACAACAATAATATTATTGTAATCAAACTCTACTAATATATCTCCGTTGTTGTCTGCTCTTAAGTTACCTGCCATAATAATAAAAATGATTTTCTAATGCTCCCTTATAGTCCTGTAATGAAGGTAGTAACGGAAATGGTATAATCAATACCGCACCATCATATATGGTATTTTCTAAACCACCAAATTGAGGATTTGCTTGAAGTATCAACCACCCAAAATATGGTGAGTCATAATAATCCTGAGATACTTTATCCAATCGACTTCTACCCACTTTATAAATAAATGCTTTATCCGTAGGTTTTTGAGGTAACTGCACGTAAGGTACAACGGTTTGTTCACCGTTAATTAGAAATTCACTATACCTATTCCAATATTGAAATGCCATTAATTAAGTTTTACTTTTGATATGTATGCTCCTGTTGAAACTCCGTCATCGGAATTCCATTTATTATTATCTGTGTTTCTATTTGTAGTATCCGCCAATGAAGATATCATAGTTTTTTGTGATTTTATCTTATTGTCACTTCCATCAGTATCTGTTGTGTAGGTAAATACTCGTGTTTTTTTATCGAATGGTGTAAATTTTAAATAATTTTTCAACTTATTTTTTTCAACATCATCAATAAACGCCTTTGTTGTATTATTCTCATCAACAAACAACGGTCTTGTTTGAGTAACCCAATAGTTATCAAACTTAGCCTCAACATCATCAAACCCACCACTTAATAAACCACTATTGTTAATAATATTACCAATCATCGCAGTTTTAAATGTTTCATATTTTTTAACATCAACAACATCATCAGAAACTATCATATAAACTCTTCTAAAAATATTATTTTCAAATTTAGCATTTTTACTAAATGGTTTAAACACATTTTCAACAGTAATACTACTGTCCAAAGATTTACCTTTAGTATCCGTTTCAAAAACTAAAGTACCTTTATAAGCTAATTTGTCTGATGGATTAATAAACTCAGTTTCACTCCATATCAGAAGATTAAACTCTTGGATACTATCGTATATTTTTCTAATGTCATTATCAAGTTCAACTAATGTATTAGAAGCCCCTGTTGATGACGTATGAACTTCCGACGTTCCACTAGTCACATACACTTTAACAGGCCCTGATTTTGCCTGATATCCATCAGTACCACTAGGGTAACTTGTTGCATTAAAATTTATAATATTAGCCCTACCGATTGTTTGAATATATGTCTGTTCTGTAGTTGTAATATCTTGAGTTATTTTAGTTATAGCGTTTTGAAATGACGCTCGTTTGTTTTTTACAAAATTTTTATAATTTTCTTTTAACTGACGAATCACTTTAGGTGAAAAATTACAAACAGTCGACGACATAAAAGTAATAAACCCTTCATCCCCACTTTGAATATTCGATTCTAATTCACCAAAAATTGCATCAAATCTTTTTTCAACATTACTCGGTTTTCCAAATAAAACAGATGCCTTTGGGTCAACCCCAAAATTACCTTGTGTATAAGAACGTTCCAACATCCATTGTTGTCTAACCGCATTATTATATTGATTAACACTTTCTTTTGTTTTGTTAACAACTGTTTGGAAATATGTTTGAGTTTCATTGACAAACTTAACCATAAAGTCAGAATAACTAAGAGTTCCTGTTTCAGTATTTCCTGATATAACATTTGTTAATGTAACACCAATTGTACTATTATTGTTTTGACCATTCTCAACCGCCGCTTGATTAATTGCCGGTGCCTGTGGAGGAGATGCCATCGCTAAAAATTCTTTATCTAAAACTTTTAAGAAATCTTCCTGTGCGGTAGCATCCGCCCTATCATCCCAAATTTCAGTATTAGCATAATAATTAAACGTTAACGCATTTTGTAATTTATCAATAGATTCTTTTAATCCACTACCACCAACAAATTTAAACCCTAAAGTTACATTCGCAATCATTGGTTGAATACCAATTCCTTCTGGATTAATATCTAACGATTCATACGCAAGACTTAATGATTCAGGTATAATTTTTGTATTATAAAAATCCCCAATACGTAATACTAATACCGGAGGTGCTCCAAATGACGTATTCGTTGCATTATTGTATTGTAATTGTTGTTTACCTGCAATATCCTTAATTGTTGGAATAGTATCTCCCGGTCTCATACATTGTTGTAAAAATGTAAGACGAGAGTTTAATCCTTCAGGTGTTGTTGAATGGAATGCCGGTTGAAAGAATTTCAACTTATCTCTAAGGTTATCATAAACCATAGGTGTTTCAGCTTTGATTGTTTCGAAATAATCACACTCCGATAATAACGCTCTCAACACACGTTTAGTAATGTTATCTCTTGGTTTCCATTCTTGTGAAACAACTTCTTCCGTAACTGTTTTTAATACTTTATTTTCTTCAACAATTGTCGTGTATTGTGCTGGTGGAGTTGTTGTAGGTTGTTTAATTGTTGGTAATATTGTTTTAACATAACCTCGTCTACAAGCCATTGCATTTGTAGTTGTAATATCATTAGGTCCTACCTGTGCAGTATCTCCTCCAACAGCGTTAGTATCGTTATCAGAACAATTTACATTTTTACCAATTTTATACGCTTTAGTTGCAGTATCAAACTGTAAAACCTGAGCATTTTCACCATATACAGTTGTCGCTTTAAGTAATAATTTTTGTTTTGATAAAAATGGTTTTAAGGAATCACTTTCTTCAAAAAACTTAATAATCGAAGCAATTCTTCTTTTAGCCAACTCAATATTATATGATTGAGTTGCAGGTGCAGAACAACTAGCATCGATAGTAACCGTTATATTACCTTCACTATCTTTGTATTGAGTTAATTGTTTAGCCAAATCATTAACAAATTCTTTTGCTAAATTATAATTAGGGATAACAACCGAATCAAAAAATACATTAGTTTCTTGAGCGTTCGGTCTAGTATTATAATATTGTCTATTACCCGAACTAGTATATCTTGTAAATTCTTCAGTATAATTAGGAATTGGTTTATCTTTTTTAGGATAATCATTTCCAAAATAAAAACCTAACTGTTCATATTTTTTAAAATCAACATTAGTGTTTCCACCACCACCTTCTTGAGCCACGTTAACATCAGCGCCGGTTGGTGAATTAACACCAGTTTGAATAGTTTTTTTAATATACTCAGTTTGTTCTTTTGTTGTTTCCTTAGATGATATCGCCTCTTGTAGTTGATACAAATCATTTGGATTAACTGTATAATATTTTTTAGCTAATTCATATAAATCATATTTTCTACATCCGGCAAAGAATGATTCTAAAATACTATCAACTCTAACTTTATTAGTTTCATTACTTAATATTTTATTAACCACAACATTCAACGCAGATGGATGGTCAACAACTATCTTCCACGTTAAACTACCTGAACGAGATGTACTCTTATATGTGTAGATAGGTTCCGGTCTACCAAGGAATTCACTTGAATTCCAGTTCGCTTGAGTTTGCTCAGTAAACGTTAAACCATAAGGAGCAAACCACATAACTCTACCTCCATTAGGACCTCTCTCACATATTGCCAAATCTGAAACTGAATATCCCGGAGTACTTGAAGTTCTCCATGCCAAATTCTCCAATGAAAACATATATTTTTTGGCATATCCATTATTCATCCCACCAATAAGGTTAGTAGAATCCTGTCCACCTTCTTGTTTGTTTGGAGCAATGTTTAAGTTATAGGTATTATCAAATACCGAATCAGAAAATCTTCTACCGGATGTCGTAATACCATCTACTTTTTGCAAATCATTGTATTGTAAGTATGGAACATCTTTTGCAAAAATACGACAATACTCCGTTCCAACTTCTTGTCCAACAGCACCAACATATCGGTAAACCTGAGAACCTTTAGTTATTTCTTTATATCCATCGTGGAAAACTTTACTAACTTGGTCAATCGCATTACCTACGTGTTGTAATCTTCGACCTCCTTGAGGTTGACTATTAATTAATCTCTGAGTGTCATCTAAAATAGAACCCCCCTTAAAAGTCCTGTTTGTTGATTCAGTTGTGTTATATGATGAAGGTTTAAAGTCTTCATCCTCATTTGTAACAACACCACCTAAACCAACTTTTTTTCCGGCATTATCTTTATACTTTGGAGAAACCCAAGTAAAACCACCTTCAATACCACCACCATTAGAATATGTAGGTCCATTAGCACCTAATCTAATATCTTTACTTGGTCCTTCATAAAGTTGTGCTAACTCTTGAGGCCCATATACTGGTGATTGTTGTTCTTTACCAAATTGGTCAACAGGTAAATCACCTCCCGGAGAAAATATTCTTGACGGGTCAGAATTTCTTGAACCAACATAAAAATTACTGTTATCAGATAATGTCCCGGTTAACGCACCGGCAACTCTATCAAATACACTTCTATCAAAATTTGGTTTGTATTTGTTATAATCAATGTTTTTAAACAAACGTGATTTTTGACCAGCACCTGTATTGTTATAAAAAATTTGTGACCCGGTTTGACCCGCACCTAATAATTGATTAAAAAAGTTTCCAACAGTTGTTCCTGCAATTGCGTTTGTAACTTGTTGAATTGTTGTAGGTTGACCCGGATTAATCGCTGGGTCAAAATAAGAACCCGGAATTAAACTTATAGGTAAAATACTACCACCTAATCTAAGTGCAAAATCAGCGGCAGCTGTGATTGGATTTGATGGTACGGTTATTTGCCAGTTTGGTTCTAATATTGGAACTTGTCCTGATAAAATATTAACTAAGTCAGTACCACTTGTAACATTTAATATGTTGGCTTGTCCTATCGTCTCTAATCTTATTCGAGCGGCAATTCTTTCTTGGAATTCATTTCTAAGTGTTTGTGCCCCTAAACGAGCAATATACGAATCCTGACTTAGATTACCATTACTACCGGTTGGGTTAGTTGATAATAAGATTGATAATGGAGAATACGATGATGCAACAATTGGTCCCGGATATGGTTGTCCGTTACCTTGTCTGTCTTGGTCAGGTCTAACTGTCTCTAAACTTGAAAATGATTCTGCCGAGTCAAACACATTTAACCCATCAGCATAAGCATTTAATGGTCTCCATAACCTTACCGCGTCATAACCCTCATCAACAATATGAGCATCTTGTTGACCTGGTCCATATTCACCTTGATTAGAAATACTATTAGTTAATCCATTTGGGTCGGGAACTTGTTGATATCCACCTTCATTACCATATCGATTTAAAGGATACAGTTGATTAGCTAATGATGGGACATCAATAAGTTGGTCAGGACTATCAATAACCGATAAATCTGACTGAATATGTTCATACGGAACTTGAACAGAAGGTCTACTTGGAGATTTAGCGTAAGGTACTAAATTCCTTGTTATTAATTTCTTTCTGAAACCATCCGAATTTACGTAATCTAATGGACTATTTGACATCTATAATTTTTATTTATAAATAGATTATTAATAAGTTTTTGAAACAGGTTCTTTTGATTCACTAGGTATTAACCTAACAATATAATCCTTAAATCTTGAATCATTAAATGTAGTATCTAAAATTTGTTTTAGTTGTTCTGATGAAAGTCCCGCAGGAACTTTAACATCAACCTCAATTTTTCCTCCAACATCAACAGTTCCTTTAGTTGTTTGAGTTGTTGTGTTGCTTTGCGTATTTTGTAATGTTTCTATTTTATTTCCTGACGACGCGTTTAATGGAGATGCGGAACTTGGTGATTTAACACCAGAAATCTCATTAATTTTTTGAAACCCACTTTTAAGTGTACTCTCACCAACTGTCCTATTTGTTAGTTTTGTTGCAATATTTTCACCAACCTCTTTTAGTGTCTCAGTAAATCTTTTTTGAGATGCGTCTAAAGTAGTTCCAAGTCCATTTAATCCATTTGATAATACATCGGTAAGAGGTTTATTACCCTCTTTTAAGTCTGTTGCAACCTTACCTAAAGTATCTAATATACCTTCACTTAAATCCCTATAATCTTTTGTTTTTCCAAATTTATCAGAAGTTTCCCCAAGAATTGTTTTACTCGCTCTTTGAGCACCTGCAAGACCTTGTCTTACTTGTTTTGGACTAGTAACTCCTTGTTCAAAAGCAACTCTCATCGCTTTAATATCTGCCAACATTGCTTGGTCAATAGTAAGTTGTGACCTAGCAATCTCTTCTAATGTTTTAGGACCTTCTTTTTGTTCTTTAATCAATTTATCCATTTCGGTTTGAGTAACCTCACTTAACTTTTTAGTATACTCATTACCCTTGTCATCTGTAAGTTTAACTTCATAATCACCACCTTCACCCATTTTGGCAATATTGGCAAGATATTGTTTATCTTCCTCTTTGATATTCAAACCAGCCATATTAACCGCCGAAAGTCTTTGGTCTAACTCCGCAGCCGCAAGTCCCATTTTTGACATTTCTTTCGCACTAACCCCTGTTTGTTTTTCCATTTCTTTTAATGTTAAAACTCCTTGAGGATTAATCTTGAATGTTTTTGTCTTTTCGTCAAAATAAGTATATTGTTTTGCAACATCCGCTAAACTATCTTGTAATCCTGATGGGTCATTAATAGACATATTCATTAATTGGAATGGGTCTGCTAAATTACCCGCGGACACACCTAATCTTTGAAAAGCAGATGCAACTTCAATTGCGTTCTCAGGGTCAAGTACTTTTTCTGCTAACGCAAATGTTTGACCCATATCAAATCTCAACATAGACGCTTGAGCCGCCATTTTAGTTAACCCCTGAACACCACCAGCAAATTGGTATCGATTCATTTGGTCCATATTCTTAGTAACATCTGCCATTACCGCTTTGGTATTACCACCAATACTACGAACATAGTTAACAGAATCTTCTAATTGTTTTCCAACTTGTTCAATCCCAACACCAACATCTAAAAAGGCGTTACTTAAACTCTCAGCACTACCCCCAACAACTTGGGTTGCTGCATAAAGTTTTTCTACATCTTCAGTGTTTGCAATAACATTACGTCTTGATGCATCTGCAATACCAATCATTGTAGATTGAACATCTTTCATGTCTCCCCCTAAACGAGCAATTCTTGGAGCGGCGTCTGAAATTGACTTATACATTTCAGAAAGTCTCTCTTGTCCTTGTCCAAAGGTTTTATTAAGTTCGACTTGAGCATTATAAGTTTCCTCAATTGTCTTACCTAATGTTTGCCATGTTACTGTCGCCTCTTTTCCAAGTTTTTGAGCGAACGTTAACGATTCCTCAGTTCCTTCTTTTAATTTGTCTTTTTCGTCTCCTGCTGCCATAATTTGAATGGTGTTTTAATATAAATACAAAAGGACTGAGTTTTCAGTCCTTTGAGTTATCTTCAATCCACTTATCTAATAAATATTTTCTAACAAATAGAGGCATTGCTTGAAAATCTTGATAAGTTATGTTCATTAATTTGTTCAAATAGTAGAATTCATCTATCTGTCCTTTTCTATAATCAGAAGAAAGGACGAAAAAAGTCAACCCCAAATCCGACATTAACTGTCATCTTTTCTCCTGATGGGGTAATTACAACTCTACTTAAATCTAATCTTGGTTCATTATCATTCATAAATTTTCTTATGAATTTTGAATCCAAAATTGGCATTTGTTCGACAAATTTGGCTATTTCTGCTTTATCAGTAGTTCCATTTACTTCTATAATCTCTTTTTGTAATCTCCAAGTAACTTTTGGAACTACTCTTCCTTTAGGATATGATTCTTCCAACTTACTTATTTCTAAAACTTCACCATAAGTTAATGGTCTTAATTTAACGGTTGCCTGTGATTTAGGTAGTTGTATAATAAAACTACCATCTTCATTAGGTATTTGACCATTAATAACATTTAATTCATCTAAAGGAACTGTTGCCTGAAATGATTTTCTTGTTGAAGGGTCGATTAAATTCAAATTAATCTCCGGTCCAAAACCAGTATTTCTTAAAAAGATTAAAACTGCCTCCACATCACCTTCTAACATATCCTCAACTTTTAAGTCCGGTTCATAGATTTTACTTCTTAATAGTGTTGTGGTCATATCATTTCCACCCCCCATTAAAATGTTTTCAT